CGTTTTATAGGAAAGTAGGGGATATCCACCATAAAGTGCATTATTTGACACTAATGAGTGCATAATGCGTCATAAAATGCACATTCTGATATGCTTTGTGCTTTATAAGGCACTTTATCAATCATTCTTGAGCCGTTTATCAATCATTTACGGCTCATTGAGTAAAATTACTCACTTCATTGAGTAATATCAAAACTTGCAGAGTTTACATCTTTTGCTATTAGGGTAGTATTATTACTACTTTGCGCCCATTTATATTCATTTGCACCTATTTTGTAACATTTTTACCTTTTATATGTTACAAGATATAACAAGCCCAATTTAAACAATTAACAAATTCTGTTACAATCCTATATAAATCAGTAACATATCTACCCTAATAATGTTACAACAATTAACCGAATTACCCATCACTTTGTTACATAATTTGTTAAATCTGCATAGGTTTTTCGGTAAAATTCAGGCAAAAGTTTACTAATAGCGAACTTATCAATCACAAAAGTTACCTAATAAGGCAACTTTGAGCCGTATTTGAGCGACAATCGGCTCGTTTATGAGCGATAAACCATAACTCTTTGATTTTCAAATACATAGCATTTTAACATAAAATTAACTAAAATAATTTAAATAATTTTTGGTTAGTATTGTAATCTTTATGTATCTTTGTGTAACAAAACAAATAAAACCATTAATTATGAAAAAAAGACACGATTATAGAAATCACATTAAGCAATTAAATAAAGAAGGATTAATTGCATATATTAATCAAAGTAAAGATAGAATAGTAGAATGGACAACTATTGGCATAGATTGTACTAGAGAAGGTAATATGCTTTCATACGCTTTAGAAAAATTAAAGAAATTAAATAACTAACCCCCATCAGGGGTGCGGCTGACCAACGCACATATTTTAAACCTTAAACAAAACAATATGAAAAAAATTGAACTTTTGCAAAATATAGAAAACCAAACTTATAAATTTAATAAATACGATTTTATTATTAAATTAGAAAATCAAGGATATTATTTTATTGGTTATAAATGGAATCATAATCGTACTTATGTAGTATCTACTTATGAGTGTGGAAGTATTTATTCATCTTTAGAAAGTGTTAAAGAAATGATTAATTATTTAGTTACTGATAAAATATTTTAAAAACAATAAAACCAAAAAACAAATATCTATGAAAACAGTATTAATCTATGAAAACAATTTTTATCCCTACAATGCACAATTCATTGCACAAGCTGGAGATAATTTATTCCTTGACTACGAAATTGATGGCTCAAAGTTTTTCCTTGTGAAATTTAGAACAATTGACCTTGCCAACAATCAAATCATTTTATCAATCATTAAATTATAAACTATGTCCGAACAACAAAACCGCAAATTTCAAGCAATCGTTATTTTAATCTTTGCATTTATGATGTGTGCTTATTTACAAAACATTTAAACCCCAACAATGAAAGTAGAAAAAAAAGAGGTGGTCTGCATTAGGCTACCTGAATCAATCAAAAAGAAAGTGGATGCTGAAGCAAAGAAAATGTATTTAGCACCTAGCAAATTGGTATCAATTATTGTTCAACTTTATTATGAAAAACTATAAACTATGAAACTAGACTATCAAGGCAGACAATTAAAACTACACCAAAGAGCCACCTGTTTACTTGAATTATTAAAGAAGGCACAAAGCGAACAAGCAAGACAGGAGGGTTTATTAGCAGAATGGAGGGCAGCTGGAAGTTATGATAACGTAAGATTATTTACCCACGAAAACAATTACCTGATAAGATTAGCCGAACTTAACGACATACAAAAGAGAATCCTAAAGTCTTATTATTGGTTGGTTGTTGAACTCTATGACATAACTGAAAACTTTATTTTACCTGTAAACCGAGTACAATGAGTTATATAGACAATACCAAACAAAACTTGATGCGAGAAAATTATATATTGGAATTAGAAAACGAGATGTTAAGGAAACAAATTACCAAACTTAAAATTGAATTAAATGAATTATTGGATAGTACCCAGCGTACTGAAACAAAGGATGAGCAAGAGCGAAAAGGAACAATTGGCTAACGATATATTAAGAACAGTTACCAATTACTATGGGGTATCAATAGAAGATATTAAAGGCAAATGCCGAAAGCGTAAAATCGTAAAGCCAAGACAGGTAATAATGTTCCTATTGAGGACAAAGGCAAGGATGGTATTAAGCGATATTGGGGAGGTTATGAATAGAGACCATACAACAGTAATTCATTCCATTACTTGCATCCAAAACGACATTACCCACCCTTACGATGATAGCCTAGAAAAAGACCTTATTAACATAAATATATTAATTTAATTTGGTTATTAACAAACAAAGTATTAATTTCACATCCTAAACCATTAGTTATGAACAATCAAGTAGAAAAACAAACAAACAAAATCCTTTACACAAAGGAGCAAATTGAGTTAATCAGGTCGCAAATTGCACCTGAAGCAACCCAAGAGGAACTTAAACTTTTCTTGTATCAATGTCAACGCACAGGGCTTGATGCACTTTCAAGGCAGATTTATTGTATTCACCGCTGGAGTAAAGGCGGTAAAAGAATGACCATTCAAACATCCATTGATGGATTCCGTGTAATAGCGGAAAGGTCAGGGAATTATGGTGGACAATCCGAGCCATTATTTACTTACGAGAATGGCAATTTAATTTCCTGCAAGATTTCAGTATTTAGATTTCACAATGACATTCGCTTTGAGGCATCCGTTGGAGTTGCTTATTTAGCAGAGTATTGCCAATTTGATAAGGATGGCAAACCGATGGGCTTATGGGCAAAGCCACATATAATGCTGGGTAAGGTTGCAGAAGCATTGGCACTTCGTAAAGCATACCCACAAGATTTGTCAGGAATATACACTAGCGAGGAAATGCAACAAGCCGATGAATCAGCCTATCTAAAGGCACATCTTACTGAATTGGATGTAGAGTTAGCCGTTGACCTTTGCGTATCAAAAACGGAACTTAAAACGCTATATTCTTGTAATATGGAGTTAGTTAACAATAGCCCTGAATTAAAAGAAATATTTAAAACCAAACAATCAACTTTATGATAGACAGTAAACTTGAAAAATTAAGGGATAACATTGCTTACTATGAGTGGAAGTTTGAATCCTGCCATAGATTTTGGAAAAATGAATATTTAACCGAGATTAGAAAAGCAAGGGCAAAACTAAAGGAATACAAAGCCAAACATTATCCTGAAATGTTAAACCCATTATTAACCCAGCCAAAACCATTTATGCCAATGAGTGATTTTAGCGAACAATACGAAAACTATGAATGAATATCCTAGCATTGACTTAATGATAGGTCAATTAAACAAATCAATTACCGAAATAGAAGCCACAACTTTAAGTAAAGATAATTACGTTTTACAAACATTAAGAGTTGCGTTGCGATTGGCTTTGGATATTAAACACGAGGAATTAAATTATTTCAAATCTAAAAACAATTAATATGGGATTTAGTACTTGCTGCGGAGCAGAAACCGATATGACTGAAATAGGAATTTGTCCTGATTGCCTTGAACATTGCGATTGGGAAGATGAAGATGAACTGGAAGCTGACAGGCAAACCGAAAACCAAATAGAAGAAGAACAAATTAATAAACACCAAAACAAATAAAAATGATAGTATTAAACATCAAAAAAGAGGACATCAAATTTACTGCACACAAAAACGGAAATCACTACGCTACAATCGTAGTAGAAAAACGCAAAGAGTTGGATAAGTTTGAAAATACCCACACTGTTTATAACGGACAAACTGCAACTGAAAGGGCAGAGAAAGCCAAAAAGGAATATTGCGGAAATGGGAAGGAGTATGTTTGGGAGGCAAAGAAAGAATTTGCTAAAAATCAACAAGAATTAGAAGATGCTGAAGATTTGCCATTTTAGGTAAAAAAAGGTTATCTTTGTAAAAGGATGTCGTATATCCTATCAAGAACTTATTGCCCTTGCGATGAACTACCAATACGACTGGTAGGGATTCAATGGGGCTATTTTATTTATGTCAAAAGATACATACTACTTCCCACACGATTTTAATGCTGGGAGTGATGAAAAAATCCTTTATTTAAGGAGCAAATTTGGAATGCAGGCTTATGGGCTTTATTGGGTTTTAATTGAAATAATGCACGAAAGCAGCGATTCAAAACTTACTTGTAATTTAATTGATGGCATTGCTTATCAAATTAACGTTGATATAACATTCTTAAAGGAGTTTTATAACGAATGTATATCAATAGAACTATTTGTTACTGATGGGGTAAAATATTGGAGTGAACGAGTATTAAGAAATAAGGAATTATTATACGAAAAGCGTAATTTAAAGTCAATAGCTGGTAAAAAAGGGATGGAAAATAGATGGAAAAATAAAGAAGTTATAACAAACGATAACATAGTTATAACAGAAGATAACAAAGGAAAGGAAAGTAAAGTAAAGGAAATAAAAGGAAAGGAAACTAAAGTAAAACAAACTAAATTAAAGGTTTTACCAATCCTTTTTAGGGATAGTATTTACAATGATATAAAAGTTTTTAGTGAATCATTTTTGGGAACTCAATACGAAGGTGCTAACTTCAATTTTTACTATGAGAAAGTTAAGAATTGGTCTGATTCTAAAAACAACAAAAAAATAGATTGGATAGCCACCGCTAAAAATTGGATGGCAGATGATATGGCAAATAATAAATTTATAGATATAAACTTTAACCCAAATGCAAAACGAATTAATACAAATCAGCAACTCTCTTATGCCGAGCGTGAAGCTGAAAGAAGAAATAGCTTGTAAATTAAACGATAAATACGAAGTTAAAATTTATGAGGCAATCAATTCAATGTCTATTGCAAAATGCTCAAGAATAGAAGTAAAAGAGGTACTTAAAACCTGTTTACAATTAAGCGGAACACAAGCACCAGCAATGGGGGATTTTGATTTTATAGTTGATTTCGTAATGGATAATTACGGAATATTCAAACTAAAGGAATTAAAAACCGCATTTGAAATGTTAGCAGCAGATAAGTTATCAGTTGAAAAGCATATCATATTTAACCCTAAATTAATCGGTGAGGTAATGTCTGCCTATAAAAAGATAGCAGTACAAGTTAGAAGTAAAATACAACCACAAGAAGAAATAAAACAATTACCTATGCAAATAGATGAAGAACAAGCCATCAAAGATGAGCAAGATTATTGGAACAAATCAGAGCAAAAGAATTGGCGGTTTTTAAACCATCAAGTATTTGATTACTTATGGAAACGTAAACAAATTAAAATATCAAAGGAACAAGGCGAAAATATTAAAGCCAAAGTAAGGGCAGTATTTTTAGCACAATCAAAGAAACCTGATGATATGCTAATTGATGAAGAAACAATGAGACAACAATGTAAAAAATATTCATTAATGATGCACTTTAATAACCAACTATGAAAGAACTATTTAAACTGACAATTGAGTTCACAAGGATATTTATTGGCTTTATACTTGCCATTATGATATTGGGAACATTTGACATTTACTACGAATTAAAACGACTATTAAAAAATGTTTGATATTCAAGTAAAAAATAGCATTATAGAACATTGCGAACAACAAATTGATAAATACAATTTTGGTCAAAGAAGCACCGCAAATGGTAATAAAGAACAACAACTTACAGGTATTATTGGTCAAAGTGTAGTAATGGAATTATTCCAATTAGGACATATAAACGGAAATGATGGATTTGATAATGGAATTGATATAGTTTATACCAATATTTTTGGCTCAATAAGTTTAGATGTAAAAACAATGGGCAGAACTACAAGCGTAAAGCCTAATTATACAAATAACTTTATTGCATTACAGGACTATTTTAATCCTGAAGGTTACATATTTTGCAGTTATAACAAATCAAATAAAGTACTTACAATTTGTGGCTGGATAACAAAACAAGAATTTATTAATAAAAGAAAGTATTATCCAAAAGGAACAATACGAGAAAGGAGTAACGGAACAACATTTGAAACAAAGGCAGATTTATACGAAATTGATATTATTGATTTGAATGATGTTATTGATGAATTAGACCTTAAAAAACAATTGACTTTAATTATATGAACGGAGCAGAAAACGCACAACCTGTGAGAATGATATACCTAGACACAAAACAAGAAATAATATTTAAATCCATATCCTACGCTAAAAGAATAACAGGAGTAAATGAATACCAAATCAAACAATCCTTAAACCCAGTCAATAAGAAACGATTTACCCATAAAGACCGAATAGTTGTTTTTCGTACTATAAAACCCTAATTTTGCATTATGGCTTTACAATCAATCCCAAGATTAACCGCAAAGGCTCAACAAATATTTAACCGCTACATTAGGACTAGAGACAGTCAAGATGGATATTTTACTTGTATTAGTTGCGGTCAGGTTAGAGATTA